TGCTATACCAGTGGTTGACTGAATAAATTGGTCAGCAAATGCTTTATCTGTGGCTTCTGCTACTGTTACTGTTGTTTTTAACAGTTTGATTTCTTTGCTAGGGTCTACAGTAAACAAATAGGGCATTAATCCTGGACCTTTTGGTCCCATGCCAAGTACTTGTGGATTCTTTAGTTTATAATATGCAACACCGTCTTCAACTAATTTGGCAACAATTTCTTCACCACTGGTTAGTTTGAGAGTAATTACTTCACCTTCTGATACGCCTTTGTCAATTAACATGTTTATCCTTGTAAATGTTTTTTAAGTTCTGTAAATCCGCCAATCAAATTTCCATCTAAGAAAATCTGAGGAACAGTTCTTGCATCGGGCACGGCTTCCAAGAGGTCTTCTCGTGTGTATCCGTGCCCTATTTTTCTTTCTTGAATCTCAATGCCTTTTTGTTTCAACAATGCTTTCGCTTGATCACAATAGGGGCAGTTATCTTTTGACCATACGATAGCTGTCATATATTTCCTTGATTAACCTGTGTACACAATCCCGCCGCTCTTGTCTGTAACTCTGACCAGCAGCATGCCTTTGTTTTTGTAACTCAGTGCGGCTGCTATGGCAGATTGTTCGTTGCCATAATGTCCTATTGTAGTCCAAGATTCGTATGGATTGCTTCTTTTGAATTGTGCTTTGTACATAGTTTATTATATAGCTGGAAGGGCATCGTAGTCAAGATTTTCTCCCATGACTCCGATTACATAGTTAGTGCTTTCGCTTTCCTGCAGAGCTGTTTGTTTTTTGCTGGTATCAACGTGTTTGTTAAACCAAGGAATTGGTGTGCTCTTAGGAGCACTTGCCTGATACTTAATACCAATTTCCTTTAATGCTCCAACTGCTGTGAAGTCAACAAAGTCTCGTAGGATATTTGCATTAAGTCCGATAACTGGTCCCATCTTAAACAAGTATGTGGCCCAATCTTTCTCTTCACGGATCACATCCATGTACAATGCGTAGACTTCAGCTTCACACTCTACTTTAGCGGCTGCGAATCGGCTGTCTTCTTTCACTACCTGATTGATCAAATAGGCTGTCCACCCTTTGTGTAACAACTCATCTTGTAGGATCAGTTGGATGATGTTTCCATTGCCCATAAAGATCTTGTTCTCAACCATAGCCAAACTTGTGGCAAATGAAACCATGAAGCGGAATGCTTCTAAGGCATATGATGCGTGTAGTGCCATCCAAATTGCTCGGATATATTCTTTCTCTGGAATATTTTCACCCATTTGTTTACGGCAGTTAACCATATGTAGTGCTTCGTAGTAATTGCCTACACTGCTTGCCATGTCTACAATTTCTTTGGTATCGTGAATGGTGTTGAACACATCCTTGGGCACGTTATAGATGTTACGAATGATATGACTATAACTTTTGCTGTGAATATTAGTTTCAAAGAATGTCCAGTTATAGACTAATGCTTCTAGTTCTGGCAAACTGATAACAGGCATAAAGATTTGACTTGGGCCACGACCTTGCAAACTATCAAGTGCTGTCTGACGTAGTAGGTTTGATGTGAAGATATGTTTCACAGCATCGCTGGCATCTTTGAAGTCGTTTGAATCTTTAGTTAGACTGATCTCTTCTGGTTGCCAAAAGAAACCACGTGCTGTGGCTTCAAAGTCAGCAATCTTTTTATATTTTACTTCTTCAAATCGTTGTATAGTAACTGGACCTGCTGGATCTAAGAACATCTTTCGATTCAAATAGTCTGTTTTTGTGTTTAAGTTGTATTGTGCTTTACTCATTATAGCTTACATGCCTCGCAGTCTTCGTCTTCTTCTATCACTTCACGCTCGTTGTGGAATCCGTTGTAGTGTACTTCTGGTGTTCGTTGTTCTTGTCTACTGCCAGCCTTGTTGATCAAACTGTAGTAGAATGTCTTCAGCCCCCATACATGTGCCTGCATCAAATTCTTGGCAATCAATGTAGTTGGTACCTTGCGGTCCTCAAAGTGTGCAGGATTGTAAAAGGTATTGGTACTAATACTTTGGTCAACATAGGCTGCTAACACTGCCGCAGTTTTTAAATAACCGTCACAGTCTTTCTGTTCCCACATCAGTTGATATTTGTGTTTCAATCTGTTATACTCCGGTACTACCTGTGTGAATGACCCTGCTTTAGATTCCTTAGTGCTGATTAAGCTCATAGGCATTTCGATTCCATTGGTAGAGTTAATAACAACACTACTAGACTCCACAGGTGCAATAGCCATTAGGGTAGCATTTCGCACACCGTGTAGTTTCATTTCTTGTCGGAGTGGTTCCCAGTCGAGCTCTGGAGCGAAGTCGGCGAGTTCGTTGACTCCGGCGGCTCTTCTTTCCCAAGGGAATTCTCCTTGACCATATCTTGTTCGATCGCTGTCTTTGCAACGGCCTCTTTCTTTCGCCAACTCGACCGTGGCTTCTGTAAGGTAAAAGGCTTGATGCTCCATCCAAACTTTAACTTCTGCCAGTGCGTCTTTGTCGCCATATTTTATTCCCCTTCTTGCATGCCAATAAGCAAGGTTAGTTACACCAATACCTAAGGGTTGAATTTCATCGTTGCTGAGTTTACTCTGGATACTCAAGAAATCTTGATAGTCCAAAATATTGCACAAGCTACGCTGTAGTATGCGACACGCACGGCGCATGTCTTCTGGGTTTCGGAACGCACCCCAGTTGATGGATCCCAGTGTGCATAACGCTATGCGTCCCTCCTCGTCGTCTAATCTCTTAAATGAACGGGTTGGCAATAAGATCTCACAGCACAAGTTACTTTGATAAATGGTATGGTACTCAGGATCAAATGGACCTTGATTCATAACGTTATCAATAAACACCAAATAGATGCGACCTGTGTCTGTACGCTCCTTCAAAATGCCCGACTTGAATACTTCTTCAGCGGACATGGTCTTCTTACGTAAGTCTTTACGCTTTTCATACTTAACATACAGTTCTTCAAACCGTTGAATGTTCTTGTAAAATGCTTCATACAAATCAGGAACTTCGTTGGGATCAAAGAATGTTATGTTTTCTTTGTTTTTAAATCTTCTCCAGAAGAAAGCTGACAACACAACTCCGTAGTCCATGTGTCGCACTCGAGTCTCTTCAGTGCCTTGATTGTTTTTCAGCACGATGAGATCATCGAACTGCAGATGCCATATAGGATAAAATACAGTAGCACTGGCATTACGAATACCACCTTGGCTACAACTACGCAGGTCACCAAACCATTTCTTTAGGAATGGTATCATACCTGTGTGTTGGATTTCACCACCTCTGATGGGACTGCCTAGTGAACGTAAACGTCCTATCTCCAAACCAATGCCAGCACGTTTGCTGGCATACTTGGCCATCATTTCTCCCGAAGCAAAGATACTATCAAGATCGTCATCGCTACGTATAAGGACACAGCTACTAAACTGCTTGGTTGGCGTGCCAAGACCAGCAAGAACGGGAGTAGCGAGAGTAAACAAACCATCACTGGCCGCATTATAATATTCCTTAATTAGTTTCATCCTTGCTGTGTTCGGCTCTTCTTTATGGAACACAGTTGCGGCTGCTATCATGTATCGAACTTGCGGTGTTTCGTAGATTTCTTTAGTGGCACGATTCTTTACAAGATATTTTTCAATCAACTGCTCAATGGCTGCATACGAATATTCTTCGTCCTTGGCATGATCAATCATGTCATGCATTCGGTTCCAATCATCTTCGCTGTACCATTCCAACAGTTCAGCAGTATAGAGACCTACTGTCACATTCTTTTTAACTATATCATACAGGTGGGGAGGCTCATATTGTCCATACACATCTTTACGTAGCATACTGAGACGTTGCTTGCCTGCCACATATTGATAATTGGTATTGCCAACGTCTGGATTTGATTCAACGTCAATAAGATCTACTATGGCTCTAAGAGTAAGTCCGTCAATTTCTTCTGTGGTGATACCGTCATAAAAATGAGGTTGGGATTTGATTTCTATCATTGACTGGCTGACGTCTGCAATTCCCTTGCATACTTTGGCTACTTGCGCCTGCCATTTTTCTACTGCCAGTGGTTCTTTGTTGCCGTTTCTTTTAATAACTGTGATGCTCATCATTTATTGTTCTCTGTTTTAGTTCTTGTGGGATATTTATTACAGTCTTGACACAGCATAGATTGTCTTGGTGTCAACCTGTTTGAGGCAGTCTGCACTTACTACTGTGCCGTATTCAAGGTTGAGAACCCGGTCATCGCTGACTACTAACATGTATTGACGTTGTGATTTTTGCTGGCACATAGACATATGTATCTCACATTTGGTATCAATAAACCGCTGTGTTAATTTTATAGTATACAGCATTCCTAATACCAATGCAAGTTCATCTAATCTGAGATCCAGCATGAGATGCCATGGATCGGGCCATTCTGTGGGGATTTGGGGATCTAAGTATGGACTTACAAAAGGTGCGTGGCGCCAAAGTTCAGCTACATCTTCTAGGGGTGTTACACTGGTTTCCAGACTTTCTCTGAACTGTCTCCAAGCTGCTAATCTTTTGGTTCCATACTCATCAAACACCGTAGGCCACATCATACGATATGGACCCATTGATGCCGGTGGCAAGAGGATTTTTATAGGTCAACATCACTGTATCGATTACTGCTGCTGTTGAATCGTCTAAGGCAGTGTTGCTGCTTTTAGCTACGCTGAATTCAAAATTAGTCATTGCATTTCCTCCTGATGATAATATCGTGTTAGGTGAATATGTGAAACTGTCTGTGATAGAAACATCACTGCCGTGCGCAGAAGGACTAAGATCATCACCAATAGCAATAGTCAATGTACCGTATCTGGTATGTTCGCCTAGTTTAAGACAGTAGTTGATCACTGTAAATTTATTCTGTGCAGAGAACGCTGCCAGCGGAGCAAAACTGTCAGACAGTGGCACAAGAGTATAATTCTTATCAACGAATGTGACTCCTGCACTGTTAAAGACTTCTGAGAACGCAGCTGTGCTTGAGATAGTGTTAGCTGCCTGTTGACGATCGCTGGTGCAATCTACTAACACGTTGCCAATCTTTTCGCCGAAGAATACCATATAGTCGTTAGGATTAGCACTGTTACTAACTCCATTACCTACCGATTTGAATTTCGATCGCTGTATTAGTGTACCTCGACCAGCTGTTGATCGAAACGCTTGATTGGCTATCTCCTCAAATTCACAGTCATTGATCTGCCAACGGTTACCTTGAGAAGTAACACCATCGATGTAAATTGCTGTGTCGTTAACAAAGAACTTACAGTTTTGAAATCTCACTGCGGTGTCAAAGGTGTCGCTCTGTAAACATTTGATTGATATACTGTTTTCTTGAAACACACAATCATCAAATATCACGTTGTGTACTCGTGTTCCGATCAAGGTGTTCTGCCAAAATATTGCAGGAGGTGCAGTGGCCAACGTTACTGTATCTCCTAGAGTGTACTCTCCGAGAAACCGCACTGCCTGAAACTTAGATTCTGATAATCCAGACAGTGTTAATGTTCCAGTAGTGCGCTTGATAGTAAAATTACTCCACTGCAGATTGTGAGGACGATTAGTACTATTAAAGTCTGCCAGCTCGAGCCCTTGGCTGGTTATCAATCGAATGTTGTTGTCACCGATGTTTAATATAGCGCCTAACTGTGTTTCGCCACGAAGAATTACTCCATTAGGCACAGCAAGGTCACTGGTGAAAAGATATTCACCATTTGGTATTATTAATTCTTTTTTGTAATTGTTATTGGCGTTTCTAAACAGTTCTGTAAATGCTGTTTCAAACGCAGCCACACAGTCTGTGCTGCCGTCTCCTACCGCACCAAAATCTGCCACACTCACAGTTTCGTCTTCTTTGCTCTGTAGGCTTCTTGGCACGCTCAAAGTAATAGCAGTATCGTCACTGGCGAACTGATAACTTGATGCTAATTCTAATATGTTATCGTGTTCTGTAAGGATTTTGGTGTTGCCCACATACGGTGCACCTTCCAACACACTGCCATTTCCTATGAACAGTTCCTGTGAATCAACCGCCCAGGCAAATTCGGCCGAGCTCAGTTGTGGAACACCACTGTTGGAGTTTTTTTGTCCTCTGCGGACCTGAATTTTTGATATCTGAACAACAGCCATAGTTATGAATTCCCGTTATAGAGTATTTATCTGCCTAGGCTGTAGTACTCCTCTACCTTGCTGAGCCAAGCGTCCTGCCACTTGTTGAAGTCTGCAGGCTCTAGTGTAAACTGCTGATATTCAAAAGCTCGTGAACACATAAAAATAACACCTTTTTTAATGTCTGTGCCGTAGACTTCATTATGTGCTAATATATAGGCCATCAGCTGTAGATAGTAATCTTCTACCCACTCTGCTTTTTTAGGCTTGTTGGTCTGCTTGTAATCCATTACAGCAGGCTCGCCTTCGTGTACACCTACTAGGTCAGTGGTACCCGAGAACAAGCCTGGAAAGTACAAGCTCTGTTCCATTGCCCATATCTCGTTTACTTTGCTTAGACCGTTATCAATAATAACGTCTGCCATTTTGTTAGCCTGTATATGTACAGGATTATTTCCAGGTTGACGTTGCATGCCGCATACAAACCGTTCCAGGTTGCCGTGCATGGCTGTGCCTACGCCAGCGGCTTCTGTGGTAATCTGCTGTGCTTTAGCATGTCCTATTCTGTCTCGCCATTCGTTTAAATGGGTCATGTCTTTGGTAGCCGACAGTATAGTAGTCACGCTGGGAAGGCTTTCGCCGTCGGGTGTTAGGTAAACTCGTTTTCGGGTAACAGGGTCGTTGACCTGTTGACAGGCTTTGTACTGAAACCGCTCTACGAATGGGGGTGGGGTGAAAGTTGTAGTCATCCTGTATATATTACAGGATTTAAATCAAGTTGTCAAGCCTGAGCAGCCAATTGTTGAGGAGCAGCTGATGCCGCCATTTTATCAACAGCGTCTTGGCTGGTCTGACCCTGTTTTACTGGAGTTTGAGTGTCTTTGTCAGTGCCTGGTACATTTAATTCTATACCATCAGCGTTGAAGTTTTTAACCAAACTCTGTACAATTGGATTGGAATCATAGATGCTTTTGAAAGTTTCGTAGTCAGCACCCATTTCAAATCCGCTGCGATCTGCGATCTGTTGTAGGCTCTTCCAATTCAATTTGGCAGCTTGTTTTTTAGAGGACGATCTGCCTACAAAGTTTTTGAGTATGATCACAAACTTGTCAAGGTCTACGTCTGCATCTGCGAATTCAAAGAATCTCATTTTATTTGCGCCAATTGTTGTTGTAGTTGTTGCAATTCCTGTTGCTTGGCTTTGATCTGATCCTGCACTTCTTTTTTTGCAGCGGCTACCTGTTGTGCTTGAGCAGCAGGATCTTCAGC